GATGAATCTATGTATGCCCCGGCCGGCCAAGGTACAGTACCTTTGGTTGTACTTGCAACTAAACAGGATAAAACAGATCCTAGTACAAGTACCGTAGCAGTAGGAACAACTGCCGCTAATGCCGCCAAGCCATATTTGATTACATCTCAACGTGAACTAGTTACAACCTTTGGTGAACCAGCTTTCCAATCGTTATCAGGAACACAAATTCATGGTGATGAAAGAAACGAGTATGGTTTACTTTCAACTTATTCTTATTTAGGAATTGCCAACAGAGCTTATGTTGTTAGAGCGAATATTGACTTAGACGAAGTCAAAGCTTCATCAACAGCTCCAGCACTATCACCAGCAAATGGAACATACTGGTTAGACACTACTAATACGGACTTTGGTTTATTCCAAGCGAATACAACTTCAGCCGCATGGGAAAAACTAACACCAGCAGTCTTAATGGACGTTCCAGGCGCAAACGGTGGTAACGTATCATCAACTGGTACAGGTGCTAAACCAATATCAAGCTATGGTAACAATGGAGACTTTGCTATCGTAGGTTCAGCCACACCAATTAGAGCTTATCAAAAAATAGGCGGTGCATGGTTAGTAATCGGCGGTGGAACTTGGAAAGGTGCTTCAGGTACAAATGGTGCTAATGTTTATATTAGACCAGGTACAGGAACAATTCCAACAGTAGCCAAAAAAGGTGTCTATAACGATATATGGTTAAAAACAACTTCAGCAGGATTAGGCGCAAATGTAATTGTTAAGAAGTATAGTACTTCAACAGGTGCATGGGCTTCAGTATCAGCTAACGTCTTCTCAAGAGACGATTCAGCAACTGCTACCGGCGGATCAACACTTGCACAAAATGACGTCTACGTAAGATTTGACGATTGGTCAGATGAAACTATGGCGGCAGAAATAAAAGCAAATTTGATTTCTTCGGCAACAACTTTAGCAACAACAGCCGTATCAAAAAGAGATATTCTAACAAACGCAGGTGCAACAGCATCTCCGGAAATTGAATATAACTTAAGAGTTAGAGGCGCAGGAACTTCAACAGTTGTAACAGGTACTACTTCACTACATGGTGGAATTAACTTAGGTGCCGGTCAAACACACGCAGTATTTGAAGTTAATGGTCAAACAATAACAGCAGTAGGTTCTGGCGCGGCTGGAACAGTATCACTAGCAAACGTTGTAACTGCAATTAATAATTCAGCTTCAACAACTGGTGGTATAACAGCAGACATTGACTACAAGAGTGCAACAAAACAATATCTAAGATTATCTAGAGCAGGTGGTTATGCAGTCTACATTCAAAAATCAAATGATGACAGTAACGCGGCAACTTTAGCATCAGAAGTAACATCATTAGGATTTACTCCTAATCTTGCTACAGCTTCAGCGGCTCACAAAGCATTCTACCAAACACTTTGGTCAGATCTAAGTTATGAAGCTTCTAAGTCAGCACCAACTAGTGATCCAGTTAACGGAACACTTTGGTACAGCTCAGAACAATCAGCTGATATCTTTATAGCAGTTAACGATGGCGGAACAATGAAATGGCACGCCTACGCAAACTCAAAAGATAGATTTACATCAGGTAATGTTGTATCAGGTGGTTTAAAAGATCTACAAATTGTATCAGAAGCACCAACTACACAATCAGATGGTACTGCTTTAGCATCAGGAGATGTTTGGATTGATTCAAATGAATTAGAGTCATATCCAAAAGTTTACAAATACAACACAGGAACAAGTAAATGGGTACTAGTGGATAACGCTGACCAAAGTTCTGCAGAAGGAATAGTTTTTGCAGACGCAGTTGGTAATCCAAGTGGTACAGGAGAAGATGGTCAAGATTGGGGTTCAGCATACACAAACTTTGATTCTGACGCACCGGATCCAGCCGTTTATCCAGAAGGTCTATTATTGTTCAATACAAGATTAAGTGGTTACAATGTTAAAAAATATGTAACAAATTACACTTTTGATGGTACAAACAATGGTAATATTTGGGTAACTGAATCAGGTAATAGATTAGACGGATCACCTTACATGGGTAGAGCCGCTCAGAGAAAAGTCATCGTTACTGCAATGCAAGCCGCATTATCAGGTAATGAAGAAATTAGAGCAGAATCTAGATTCTTTAACTTGATGGCCGCTCCTGGTTATCCTGAACTGTTAGATGAAATGATTACTTTAAGTACAGACAGAAAACAAACTGCCTTTGTACTTGCAGACACTCCTTTCAGATTAACACCAGATGGAACATCAGTACAAAACTGGGCAACTAATACAAGTAACGCCGCAACAAATGGTGAAGAAGGTTTACTTTCAGCATCACAGTATGCCGCTTTGTATTACCCATCAGGATTTACAACAGACTTATCAGGTAATAATGTAACAGTTCCGGCAACGCACATTGCGTTAAGAACTCTTGCATTTAATGATCAAGTTGCATTTCCTTGGTTTGCACCAGCAGGCTTTACTAGAGGTATTGTTGACAATTCAACTTCAGTAGGTTATATCACAACTGAAGGAGAGTTCCAAGCAGTAACTTTATCAGAAGGTCAAAGAGATACGTTATACGCAAATAAGATTAATCCAATTGCGTTTATACCAAATAGAGGTTTAACAGTGTTCGGTCAAAAAACATTATCACCTGTAGCATCAGCTATGGATAGAATTAATGTTGCAAGACTATTAGTACACATGAGATATCAGTTAGACTTATTGGCAAAACCATTCTTGTTTGAACCAAATGATAGAGTAACACGAGATCAAGTAACAGATACATTTAACAGATTCATGGAAGATTTAGTGACTAAGAGAGCACTATTTGATTTCCTAGTAGTTTGTGATGAAACAAATAACACAGGTGCTAGAATTGATAGAAATGAATTATACATTGATATTGCAATACAACCAGTAAAAGCAATTGAATTTATATACATTCCACTTCGTATCAAAAACACAGGTGAGGATTTAACAAGCTAATTTAAAGATTAATTAAGGGGGTAGAAAACTATCCCTTTAATAACCCTTTAACAAAATTTTTATAATGTTAAAAAACACGATAAAAAGTAAATATAGTAATAAGGAGTAGTAGACAATGGCAACACTTTCAAAATTCGGTGTACCAATCGACGGATCGACAGGGCGAGGTGGTATTTTACAACCTAAATTAAAATATAGATTTAGAGTAAGATTCACTAACTTTGGAAATCTTGGTGCTTCTCCACTGCAATTAACACAACAAGTTATGTCAGTAACGAGACCAAAAGTAAATCATGAGGAAGTACCAGTTCACTCGTACAACTCAATTTCATATATGCAAGGTAAACATACATGGGAAGCGATTAACATTACTTTAAGGGACGATATTAACAATAACATTTCTAAACTAGTTGGACAACAAGTTCAGAAACAAATGAACCACTTTGAACAAACTTCAGCAGTAGCTGGATCTAATTACAAGTTTGGTACTAAAATAGAAATATTAGATGGTACTAATAACACGGAATTAGAGCAATGGGACGTAGAAGGTTGCTTCTTACAGAACGTTGATTATTCAGATGGTGATTATGCAGTGTCAGAACCAGTACAAGTTATTTTGACAATAAGATATGATAACGCAATACATCAAGCACCGGGAGACACAATTTTCCCTCTAATTTCAGTTGGTCTTGGTGGTTCGAACGCATAATATTATTAGTCTATATAAACTTGTTCGATGAGTACAGTATTAAAACCCGCAAACAGAGCCGCGAAACTTTATACAAGCGGCTCTGACTTTCAGTCAGCACCTAGACAACAACATCAGTTTGTAATAGTTTTTAACTTATACCCTGATGTTATTGACAGCTTTCTGAGACCACAACAATTATTCTTAAAAAACTTTAGAGACAATTTATATTTTATTTGTCATACTGTTGACGCACCTAATTTTAGTGTGGTGCAAGATATTGTTAACCAGTACAATCGAAAAAGAGTTATTAATAGAAAAGTAGAATTCGATCCTATGACG